GCTGGCGGGCATGTCCGGGGGTGTGCGCTCCTACATCGTAGGCGACGAAACGCAGGACGGTGGCGACCGCTACGTCTGCAAGGTTGCCAACGCGGCGGCAGCGGGAACCAACCGCCCCGGCGTAGACGCGGCCTGGGTTGACTACTGGTGGAAGATCGACGCCGCGGCCCTCGGCGGTCAGCGTGTGGGTATCTCCACCACGATCACGTACAACTTTGGTTTCGTCTTCTGGACAGTCGATAGCGGGGCCTGGTCAGATGATAACTTTGCCCTTGGTGAGAAAGTGGCTTACCTCGGCAATGACTACGTTTGCCGCGCGGCTATCACAATCGGAAACGCTGCGGTGACGAAGCCGGTTGATGGCACGGACTGGGCGACGTACTGGTGGCTGATTGGCCCCGACGTAGCCATCAACATCACGGGCGTCACAGACCCGGATGTGGCAATGGAGGCCCTACGCGTTGGCATTGACGCTCATGCTTCACTAACCGCGATAGAAGGCGATGCCATCAACACCATTGGGGTGTGGGGGTCGAGCACTGAGTCATTGTCGGCATCCCCCGACATTTCTAGCGCGGGGCGCCTGTCGGGCGTCACGACTACAAACGCCTGGGTGATGGACCGCACCGAGGATGTGACTAGCCTTCAGATCCGCATGGCTGTTGATTCGTCCGGCAACCTGTACGTGCCGCAGAAGGACACTAGCTCTAGCACACAGTTGGTCAGAATTGCCGTGGATACCCCGGCCACGGGGGGTACGCCTGAGTGGCGTTACGGGAACGGGGAGGAGTCAGAGGGATATGCCTGTGCGCTCCCCCCGCGTGATCCGTTTTATGCCGCTGGCGATGCGGACCAAGGGCCCGAATTTGTCTATCTGGTCACGGACAACACGACAGCAACAGGGTCCGACGAGGGGATTGAGACTGTCCGCAAGGTGCGCCTCCTAACCGTGTCTCGCTTGGATGGGCCGGCTCGGACGCTGCGCGTTATTGGGGTCTCTGGTGGGGATGTGGTGAGAATTGACACTGGGGCCGCCATAACCGTTGTCGGGGGTAGCGGGGCCTTGGCAGGTGGAACGTGGGTGGATGTGCAGTCCGCCGAACTGTTTGGCAATATTTTCTACGTGGATGGGGTTTCGGCGTTGGTTTACACCATCGACGAAAACAACGGGGACAACGTGCGGGCATTCCGCGCAAAGACGGCTGGCGAAATTCCGAAGAGGTGCCGTGGTATCGCGGCGTGGAACGGTCGCCTGGTTATGTTCCGAAGCGCGGAGGATCCGAACAACTGGTATATGTCCGCGCAGGGTGATCCGTTCAACTGGGACACCGTGCCCGCTGTACCCTCTTCGCAAATGGCGGTGAGCGGCGACTCCAGGCCGGAAATTGGCAAGAACACGGACATCATCAACGCCTTCATTCCCTACAACGATGATCTCGCAATCATCGGGGGGGACCACACAATCCATCGCATGACTGGCGACCCCGCTGCTGGTGGGCGCATTGACCTGGTGAGCGATCAGCACGGTATTGCCTTTGGTACGGCGTGGGCGAAGGATCCCGAAGGGCGGATCTATTGCATGTCGCAGCGCGGGGGCGTCATCCAGCTCGACCCTGGTGGTGGGACAAACCGAATCTCGGTTCACAGCATCGAGGAGCGGCTGCGCGCGGTCGATCAGTCGGCGGTGCATGTTGGTCTTGCCTGGAACTACGAGGACGAGGGGCTGCACGTCTTCCAGTACAGCCGGACGATTGGAACGAAGCGCAGTGCGTGGTTTTGGGAAGCGAAGGCTAACGCCTGGTGGGAGGACGATTTTCTCAGCACAGGGTTGCAGCCGACGAGTGCGTTGATAATTGACGGCGATCTGCCGTCGGATCGCACGATGCTGCTCGGTTGCGAGGATGGACGGGTTCGCTTCTGGGACAAGACGGCGGTGACAGATCACGGCAGCCGTATCGACAGCGAGGTGCTGATTGGCCCTATCGCACCAGAACATACACTTGGAGAAATTCGTTTCTCTGGCTTGGAAACCGTCCTTGCGCGCGAGCAGGACGGGGCGCGATATGAGTGGTTTGCGACAGACCGCTCGGATTCCCTCGGATCCCCCGTATCCGAAGGCGAACTCGCGCCAGGCCGCAACCCATCCTCAGCAGCGCGGGCCAAGGGCTCGTCTGTTTGGTTGCGGCTGTTCAACGCGGGGCCGAAATCGTGGGCGTTTGAGAGTGCGTCTGTGAAGGCTGCGCCGGCAGGCAGGAAGCGGGTGAGGTCGTGAGCGGCAACAGAACACCTCGCGTGCCTGCGCTGAAAGGCGGGGCATCGAGCCAAAGTCTAGGGGAGAAGGATCCCCGTGCGCGGCGTAATGCGCAGCAGGACCGGGCACAGAACCAGGCGCTGCGGGCGCCTCTGAAGGTGGACTCTCGCGGGCGCATCTCTATCGAGGCCGCGCCTTATGTAAAGAAGCCGAACGTCCCAGGGGTAGGGGTGGCAACGCCCACATCCCTAGATACGGCAACACTGACATCTGGTGCGGCGTACAGTCAGGCCGAAGCGGCGGCTAGGGATGCGGCAATCGTGGCGCTAGAATCCAAGGTCAACGACCTGCTGACCTTTATTGCGGACGCGGATCTCGATACGAGAGCCGCAAACAACACAAACACCCTGCGCGCGATGATCCAGTCGCTGCGGGACACAGGCATTCAGAAGAAGTAGGGGAACGACATGGGATTACTGTCCGTCGTGGGAAGCATTGCTGGGAGCCTGATCGGCGCCAACAAGGCGAAGAAGGCGCAAAAGAAATACAACAAGAGGCGCGCGTCAGAGATTGCAAACCTGACAAAACTCATTGACAGTTGGACGACTAGCGGCAACCAGCTACTGGCGCAGAAGGGCGGGCTCCTCCAGCAGATGCTACAGCAGTCTGAGGCGGGCGGCAGGCGCTCGGAGGCGGCGGTTGGATCATTGGGCCAGTCCGCATACCGGCGCATCAACGAGCGCGAGCAGCAGTCGCTGGGGGCGATGAACTCCGGGCTCGCACAGCGCGGGCTTTACAACACGACGGTAGGCGCAAACCTCCAGCGCGGCATCCAGGCGGACTCCAACCGCGCCTTTGGCGAGGTGGACGAGGGCCTGGCTGGCCTGCGCTCAAGCCTCATCAACCAGAACACAAGCCGAAACATGGGGGCTCTCGGGATGCTGGGCAACCTTCATAGCGAACAGCTTGCGTTTGGCTCAAGTCAACTTGACCGCAAAGCAGCCCTGTCAGGCGAGAGCCTCAAGGGCTCGATCTCACAATCGCCGGGATATGGGCAGATGGGCTCGCAGCTCGGCAGTTTGTTGGGTGGGTTGTTCCCCGGCAATCCGCTGAACCAACAACAGCAGCAGCAGGTTGCCGGCATCGGGGCTGGTGCAGCTAAGAAGATGGGCCTCGGTCTCGCCGGGATGCTCACGGGGGGCTGGAACTAGACCATGCCTGAAATCGTACAAATCAGCGGCAAGCTCTACGGGGACCACGGCGCGAACACCGCGGTGGACTCGTTCAACCAGGGTCAGGATCACATGCGCGCGCTGGAGGACCGGGAGCTTCAGCGCGAGGCGATGTCGAAGGAGGTCGAGATTGCAGAGCAGCGGGTGGGTGCATTCCACCGGGAACTGGACCTCAAGGAGCGGGCATTTGAGGTAGAGAAGGCGAGCGCCTCGGCCGACCAGCGCGTGGCGCAGTTCAAGGCCAGGGGCGGCGGCGACCTGAACCGAAACGCGCTAACTGACAAAGAGTTCTCAAAGGGCGCGCAGGAACTCATCGCCCAGTTTGAATCCGCCGGCGACTTCGTGAGTGCGAACGAGGTCCGAGACCAGGCCACGGTGGCCCTGACCGAGCAACGAGAACAGGCCAAAGTTCCCAACCTGTTTAGAGCCGCAAGTCGGTTTGACGGACTGCTTGCTGGTTTGGGGGGCGATGAGCTAGAGCCCACCATCTCGGCTGATCTGAGGAAGGCGCTCAGTGATCCCGACCCGAAGGTTCGCACGGCTGCCGTTTCGGAGCTTGAGTATGCCGTGGCACAGGCCGAGCAAGAGTACGACGTTGCCCAGAAAAGAGAGCGAACCAGGGAAGACCTTACCACGAAAATGATGCTCATCCCGGTGGATGACGTGGACGACCTCAACGCCGAGGATAAGGCCATCCTCCGTCAGTACATCGGTGACATGGCGAAGGCGGACACGCCGGCAGAGATGGAGGCCCTTCTGACGCAGTACCGTTTCCTGGCGGCGGGCGCGACTAAGGCCGTCGAGATGGAGAAGGCAGATAGGGTGAAGGCGCAACAGGAGCGCGACGAAGCGCGGCAGGCATTCGAGGAGGTCTCGCGCGTGATGGAGCAGGCTGTTGGAGGG